CTTGGAAAGACTGGAGCCGATATTTCAAGAATTGCAACAAAAGCTGCGCCGTCTGATTATGGTACATTAAGGCAATCAATAAGGTATCAAAAACAAGGCAAAACTGTTGAGGTTATAGCGGGAGCAAAATATGCGCCTTATGTAGAATTTGGAACGGGTGCTTTTGTAACTTTTGACGATATGCTAGAACTTGGAATACCAAAGAGTTATGCGGCACAGTTTAAAGGCTCAAAGCCGGGTTATATGAAACCTCAGCCGTTTTTCTTTGGCTCTGCTAGAATAGGTCTAAAAAAATTATTAACTCGTTTAAATGGCGAAATTAAAAAAGCAATAAAATAATATGTTAGAGGCGATTCATTATGTAAGGAAAGCAATTATTGCAAAATTAAACGGCAATGTTTTAATTAACAATGTCGCCGTACCGGTTTACAATCGTATTCCAACTGATGCAACTTATCCATTAATTAGAGTTTATTCAGTTTCAACAGACGAAACAGACCAAAATCAACAATCATTTATAAGCGAAACAATAACACGAATTGAATGTATTTCAAAATTTTATTCAGATGATGGCGGACAATTAGATACTAATTTAATGGTATCGCAATGCTTACAAAAACTCAGAACTAGGTCTGCAAACTATATTGATTTAGCGCCAAACGGATTTAATGTTTATACAAGTGAAAACAACGGCGTAACTTATTTAGAGGATGATTTATCTGATTCAACTTATTTTAGAGGAATAATTGAATTGTCAAATAAAATTCAACAAACTGTTCCGGTAATTGTTTCATATACTGATCCTTTACAAAGTGAGTTGCAACTAGAATACAGAAACCAATATACAGATAGAATTGTAGCCGATGGAGGACAATACGAATCCATTGAATGTGCAACAGACGTATTATACAACCAATAAAATAATAAAAAAATGGCTAAAATAACCTATTCAGCAAAATTTGACAATGTAACTTCAGATTTACCGGCAATTAACAAAGTAACTGCTGCTGATATGAACGAAATAAAAGATTCAGTAAATGCTTTGTATGATTCGCAAGGCGGTTGGGTTGATTATGAAGATTCAGCAACTACGACAACACCAATAAATTTGACCGCAAATGTTTGGACAGATTTAACAAATGATAAGGCCGGAAGCGGAACAATAACAACTTATAAGCCTATTTTTGTAAGTGGCGAATTATGGAACTCAGCGTCTAACTCGTTAGATTTTTCTGAAGTTGGTTCCGGTAGAGTTATTATTGTTAGAAACGATTTCGATATAACCGCCGGAGCATCAAATACAAGACTAGACGCACGTTTATATTTTCCTGATACCGGAAAAACTGTTGAGTTTATGCACGATAATATTGCAAATAATAATGATTTGGTAAGGTATTCAAGAACTACCCAATTATTTACGCATACAGATATTTTAACAAGTGGTTGTAAAATTCAGGTTAGAGTTGATAAATCAGGAGCAACGGCAACAGTTGAGAACTTTTTAATTACAGTTATATCACATTTCTAAAACAAAACAATGCGACAAATAAACAAAATTATCATTCATTGTAGCGCTACGCCAGAGGGTAGAAAAACAAGCGCCGAAGAAATAAAGAATTGGCATTTAAAAAGAGGTTTTTCTGATATTGGTTATCATTATATTGTACATTTAGACGGCTCAATTTCCTATGGTAGAAACATAGATAAAATAGGCGCACATTCTAAAGGTCAAAATAAAATGTCGATAGGCGTTTGTTATATTGGAGGTTTAGATGAATGTTTAGATCCTAAAGATACAAGAACGCCACAACAAAAAGAAAGTCTTTTAATATTGCTAAAAACACTAAAAAAATTACATTCTAAAGCGGTTATTTACGGCCATAGAGATTTTAGCGAAAAGGCTTGTCCAAGTTTTAATGCGTTTGACGAATATAAATTTATTGAGTAATGGCAAAGAAAAAATTTAAAGACACAAAAGTTGGTCAGTTTATACTTAAAAAAATACCGGGTTTTGTTGGCGATATACTTCCACAAAAAGGAGTTTTAGGAGTTGTTAAAAATTTAATTGACAACGAGCCTGAATTGACAAGTCAAGATAAAATACAGTTGCACAATGAACTGATTGAGTTATATGAGTTAGAGGTTGCTGATAGGGATTCTGCTAGAAAACGAGAGGTTGAAAAGGCTAAATCAGGAGGCTTTGACTTTATGTTTAATTTAACTGGTATTATTGGATTAGGCGCTTTTGCTTTTATTATTTATGCGATTGTATATTTACAAATCCCGGAATCTAACAAAGAAGTTTGGATTCATTTGATTGGAATTTGTGAGGGAATTGTATTATCTATTTTCGGTTATTTCTTTGGCTCTGCGGTTAGAAAAAACAACTAACTAATAAAGTGTTTTAATTTTTGTATTTTTGTTTTTAAATTACAAAAATATGTCGTTAGCGGATAAAGCAAGTCTTTTACTTATACCAACCGGTTACAAATCACAAAAAGTTTATTCTATTTTTCCTACTGATGGAGTTGGGGATTTTGATTTTTCACGATCAAGTAGCGCCACAAGAATAGCAAAAAACGGATTAATAACAACTGTTGCTGCAAATGTTCCTAGACTTGAATACCCAATGATTGATGGTGTAGTAAGTGGATGTCCTAGTTTGTTATTAGAGCCACAGAGGACTAATTTGATTGCTTATAGTGAAGATTTTAATACTTGGTCTAAAGAAGCAACAGTTACTTTAACGTCTAATTATGGAATATCTCCAAATGGCACTCAAAATTCTACAAGAGTTCAAATGGATATTGACGATAGTATTTACATTAGTGCAACAAGTGGCAATAATTTTAGCATATATATTAAAGGTGTACAAGATGAAACTATAAGAATTGTTAATGGGGGAAGTTTAACACATACCTTAACAGGTAAATGGGATAGAATAAGCATCTATGATACAGGTAATTCTTCTTCTTTAATTTCAATAAATACTTATAGTGGTGCAACAGTAAGAGATATAGAAATATGGGGAGCACAACTAGAACAAGGCAGTTACGCTACATCGTATATTCCTACATCTGGAAGTGCAGTAACGAGGTTGGCTGATGCTTGTAATAACGCTGGTAATGCTTCTACGTTTAATGATTCAGAAGGTGTTTTGTTTGCGGAGATAAGTGCGTTGAGTAATGACATAACAAATAGAATTATAAGTGTTTCAGATGGTAGTGGTTCTAATAGAGTTTTAGTAAAATTTGATAATAGTAGTAATTTAATACAAGGTACTTGTACAGTAGGAACAGACCAAGCAGAGTTGTCTTTTAGTACAGATATAACATTAAATAATAAAATAGCTTTTAAATATAAGGCAAATGATTTTGCTTTATGGGTTAATGGTACTAAAGTAGCAACTGATTTAGTAGGTGTAACTCCAAGTGGTTTAGATACATTAAATTTTGACAATGGTAGTGGGGGTTCTCCCTTCTACGGAAACGTAAAAGATGTAAGAGTTTACAACACCGCATTAACAGATGCAGAATTACAAGCATTAACACAATAACAAGAGTAACAAATACACATATTAAACTAACAAGAGTAAATTAATAAATTATGAAAATCGGTAAATACGAATTTGATTCAAGAGAACAAGCACAAACAAAGATTGATGCTCTTGGAACTGCAACTGATGAAGATGGAAACGAATATCCAACTCACAAAAGTACTATTGTACAACTAGGAAATATTGTTCTTGAACAAGGGGAATATGACGAAGAAGGAGAAGAAATAACTGCTCCAGTATTATCACAAGGTTGGCATATTGATGTTTGTTGGGATGATTCAGATATTACAGATGAAGATGGAGAAATCGACCATCCTTATGGTTGGAAAACCTATGCAGTAAATATTGAAGGGGAAGGTAAACATTCTTTCTATGGTTTAAACTACAATTCGCATAAATTTTAATAAAGTAAATTTACTATAAATATACCCTGATATGTTAAAAGAAATAATAAATAACATTGCACAAGATAAAAAAGATCACGTTCTTTTAGGTATGTTTATAGGTTACCCTTTAATATCTTTAGGGTTTATAATTGACCAAATATTTAGCGTAGATTTTGCGCTAGTGTTTGGAGGCGTTATTGCAATTATCCTAGTAGGTTTAAAAGAGCTAATACACGATTGGTACCAAAACAAAGGCAATCCTGAATTGGCTGACTTTCTTTATAGTGCGTTTCCTATATTGTTTCCTTTAATGACTTATTTTATTTAATATGCCTGATTTAACAAATAAAGAACTTTTAAACGCTATCGCTAAAAAACAACTGCAAACTGCTGCGCAACTATCTAGTTTTATAAATAAACAAGAAGGTATAAATGAAAAACTTTTAGGATATTTAGAGAACAATGACAAAACAAATCAAGTTGGCGTTGTACAAAAGCAACAAGAATTAAATAGTAGAGTTGAAACTTTAGAAACTCATAAAAAAATAATTGTAGGGGTTTCAGCAGCATTATTTAGTTTTTTCGCTTGGATTATATCACTTATTAGATAACTGAATTTTATAAATAAATATTTTCGTATATTTACACAAAATTAATAATATTAAAAATTACATAAATGGCTACAACCGGAGTATTTAACGGAACTAACTTAATTTTAACAGTGGAAGGTGCCACAGTTGGACATACTACAAGTTGTTCAATGTCTTTATCAATGGACACACCGGAAGCTACAACTAAAGATTCAAACGGATTTTCTGAGTATATCGGAGGCGTAAAAGGAGGAGAGATTTCTTTCGAGGGGTTAGTAGTATATGACGATGCGTCAAATGCTATTGAGATGGCTGATTTTCTTTTAGCTAGAACTCAATTAACTTGCGTATTTGGAACTGCTGAAACTGGAGATGCAGTCTATACTGCTGAAGCATTTTTATCAAGTGTTGAAATGTCTGCTGAAATGGAAGCTGCCGTAACTTATAGCGGGTCTTTAACTATCACCGGAGCAATCACAAAATCAACTAACTAATAATAATTAGTTTTTATTATATAGGCCGCCGTCAATATTTGGCGACGGCTTTTTTACATTAATTTTAAACCTTAAAAAATGACAAACAAAAAAAGAGGTTACATTGACATCAAAGTTGGTAACAAAAACAGAACTCTACATTTTTCAATGAATTTTTGGTCGGAATTTACCGAGCAATTAGGAATCAGTTTAGCCGATATTGGCGGAGCATTTCAAGACGGAATATCAATAAAAGGATTAAGAGCCTTAGTTTATTCTGCAATCTTAGCGAACGACCAAGAAAACGGAAACGAAATAGATTATAATTTATTTACTGTTGGCGCTTGGTTGGATGAATTAGACGCTGAAAAAATAAATGAGATTGTTGAGGTAATGCTACAATCTAAAATTTTAGGTAATAGTTTAAATGGCGAAACTGAAACTAAGGGAAAGCGTCAGCCGTCAAAGAAGAAGTAAATTTTGAAAGCCTAACTGACCATTATATTGGATTAGTTGGAATTAAGCCTGACGATTTTTGGCGGCAAACTTGGAGGGAAAATGCTTTAATCGCCCAACACTATCATAACAATATCAATTTAAATTGGGAGCAAACTCGTTACATTGCCGTAATGATTCACAACGTGCAATGTGAGAAAAAATCACAGATGTTAAAGCCTGAAGATTTATTTCAATTACCAAGCGATATTGCAAGAAAAAAGAAAAGGGCAGAGCCTAAATCTACAAAAGAGCAAATGGATGCTTTTATGGTAAAATATCAATCAATGACTAATAAAAAGACGTTAAAATAAAAGCGTCTTTTTTTTTGTATTTTTGTTTCAACTTATTTAATACTATGGCCGAACAGAATTTAAAAATAAATATTACCGGAGATTCTTCCAAGTTAAAAAATGCGCTAAGTTCTGCGAGTTCTAAATTATCAAGTTTTGGATCAAAGATGCAAGGTGTTGGAAAGTCTTTAACAACTAGACTTACATTACCTTTAGCAGTTGCCGGTGGCGCAGCAGTTAAGTTTGCAAGTGATTTTCAGGAATCAATGAACAAAGTAGATGTTGCCTTTGGTAAATCTAAAAAAGAGGTTAAAGACTTTGCAAAAACTACTTTAAAACAATTTGGTATTGCGGAGGGTAGCGCTTTAGATATGGCCGCCTTGTTTGGCGATATGGCAACTTCAATGGGTTTAAATCAAAGTGCTGCATCTGATATGAGTACGTCTTTGGTTGGTTTAGCCGGAGACTTAGCATCATTCAAAAATATAGGAATTGACCAAGCGACAACTGCATTGGCGGGAGTTTTTACCGGAGAAACCGAATCTTTAAAAAGGTTAGGTATTGTTATGACTCAGACAAATTTAGAGAGTTTTGCAATGGAAAGGGGTATGAACGCCAATATAAAAACAATGACACAAGCGCAAAAAGTTGCGTTACGTTATAAGTTTATAATGGAATCAACCTCAAATGCTCAGGGCGATTTTAGTAAAACAAGCGGAGGTGCTGCAAACCAAATGAGAATATTTCAAGAGTCTTTAAAAGAATTATCTGCGAAGTTTGGTCAAGTTATATTGCCGGTATTTACTAAATTAGTATCATTTGCAAACGGCTTACTGCAAAAATTTTCAGAATTAAGTCCAACAACAAAAAAACTAATAGTAGTATTTGCGGGTATTGCTGCGGCTTTAGGCCCAGTACTTTATATTTTAGGAACATTAGTTACTTTGGCACCGGCTATCGGAACTGCTTTAACAGTTATGATGGGCCCGATTGGTTTAATTATCGCCGGATTAACTGCGATTTCAGTTGTCATTTATAAAAATTGGGCGGGTATAAAATCCGCTTTAGTAAAAATAGGAAACTATTTTATTGACTTATACAACAATTCATTGCCTATTCAATTAGCGGTAAATTCATTAATAGCTAATTTTAAAAATATGTTAGCCGTTGGAAAGTTTGTCTTTTCTACTTTTTCAACAATAATAAAAACATTTGCAAATAATTTTATAACACTATTCAAGGGAATTGGCGATATTATTATGGGCGTTTTTACCTTTGACAAAGATAAAATTGTTCAAGGGTTTATAGATTTAGCAAATGGATTAAAAAATAATGTTACCGCTGCATTTGATGCAATTAAAACAGACGCATCAATTTTAGGTAGTTCTGTCGTAGATAATTTTAATGAAGCGCTACAACAAAAAACAATCGCAAAAATTGTTGTTCCAGTTGAAATGGCGGTTAGTGGTGGCGGAACTGATACCGCAACAGATGTTGGAGGTGGAGGTGGTATTGCAACAAGACCAATGGCAACCTCTGCAATGGAAGGAATTAACGGTGCGGGAATACAGACACCAATTAGCAATATGATTGAGGCTGATACTGAAAGGATGCCAAAAGCATTTGCAGAGCAACAAGCCGTTTTTGCACAAGGAAAATTGGATGCTTTACAAAAAGCGGAAGCATTTAATCAAAGAATTGGTCAAATTATGACCGGAGGATTAAATAATTTAGCGCAAGGTATTGGATCGGCATTAGGAAATGCTATTTCAACCGGCGGTAATTTAGTTAATGCTTTAGGTGGTTTATTACTTGGAACTATTGGGAGCATCGCCATACAGTTAGGAAAAGCCGCAATACAGATAGGTATTGCAATGAAAGCTATAAAATTATCTTTTAAAAATCCTTTTACGGCAATCGCAGCGGGTATTGCTTTGGTTGCGGTTGGTACTATGATAAGAAATACTGCCGGAATAGTTCAAGGCGGAGGCGGTGGCGGAGGTCGTAGAGCAATGGGATCGTCTGTCGGTGGTTATACCGGAGGTAATTCAGGAGGTGGATTTACTGCCTTTGCAAATGGTGGAATTATAAGCGGCCCGACAATGGGATTAGTTGGCGAATATCCAGGTGCAAGACAAAATCCTGAAGTTATAGCGCCACTAAATAAATTACAATCTATTATTGGTAAATCTAGTAATGGCGGAAATATAAACGTAACGGGAGAGGTTAGAGTTGATGGACAAGATTTATTGATTGCAATAGAAAGAGCAAACGAAACTGCGGGAAGAGTTTACTAAAATAAAACAATGGCATACGGCGTAAAATACAGATTAGAATTTTCCGATGTTTTAGGATATGGAAAAAAAGTTGAAATATTAAAAAAAGATTATACCGGCGATGTTCTTCCAATGATTGGAGGCGCAAATCCGATTTCAATATCTTGGCAATCGACTAACGATTTTTACAATCCAATTATAGGCTCAAAATGTCAATTAAATTTATTTGTTACCGACGACGTTTCTTATGATGATTTTTATAAGTTCGATGAACGAGAATACAAAGTAGTTGTTTATTATAATCAAACACAAAGCGGTTTATACTCTAATAGGGTTACAGATGACGGAGGAAATATTGAATCCATTGAGTGCGTAGATAATGCTATTGATTCAACACTAACAACCTCAACAAGTTTTAGGCGTAAGGTTTTAGATGATGGCGGTTTTTTTGAATCAATAGATTGTATTACTGAAAAAATAACTGATTATGATGTTGATTGGGCAGAATATTGGTCAGGTTTTTTAGTTGTAGATAGATACAAAGAAAAAATGATTTCTACGCCTTTTGCGGTAAGTTTTAACGCTTTTGATGGCTTAGGTACATTAAACAATTTTAATAGCGTAATAGGCTATAATAACAACAATGTGCCAGTAAATAAAACAAATCTTCAACGTATTTCTGAAATACTGCAAAATTTAGATTTAGATTTAGATATTTACATTGCATCTGATATAAAATACAGAACTTTTAGCCCGGTAACAACTAGCAATTTTGAAGAAATTACAACGCTAGATGTTGGATTTGATGAAATGACCGGAGAGTATGGGTTGCTAAACGCAAAACAACAACTTGAACTTTTACTAAAACAATTCAATTTAAGGATATACCAATCTTACAATAAATGGTATATCGTTGAGGTAACAAATATTTTTGATTATTACGTTAAAGATATGATTTACAATGAAGTTCAATCAGGAACAACTCCTACTGCAATAAGAGATAAAATAACTACTCAATTACAAAGTACATATGAGGAATATATTGATTATAGAAAATATAACTATTTAGGTGCTACTATTGGAACAGAAAGAAAACAAGTTCTTTATAGCAATAAAAGCGATTTAAAAGAAACCGGAAACACATTAACAAGAGATTTTTTACAACCGGCATCTGAAGTTCATATTATTGGAAGTTATTTAAAGACTAAAAACGCCTTTTACAATTCAGGTTTTGAGTATGGTAAATATGGCTTTGATGTCATAGAGGATTCTGCAACGTCTCCAGGTTTTACATTAACAAATACTGGTAGTGGTTTTTTTCCTGATGGCAGAAGAAACTATAACACAACCGGAGGAAGTGGAACGGGTATGATAGTAGATGCAATTATTAGCGGTGGAGGTGTTCAATCTTTAACTATTGTAAATAATGGACAAAATTATTTAGTTGGCGATATTATTAACATTCCTTTTGATGATGCTTTTGGAGTTAATGCAACTTTTGAAATAACTTCTATTCCATACTTTTCAGAAATAGCAACTGATGAAATTTCTTTTAAAGGTAGGCGTTCAATGAAATTAACAGACATTGCTCCGACTACCGGATTTACTCAAATGTTTAGTTTTGAAACAGAGGTATTTAATCCGCAAGAGGTTAAATATGCAGATTTTACTTGTAAATTAAAATACTACATAAGTGTTTTAAATTCACAAAATACAAGCGTTTCGTCATCTTTTAGTTACTCTATAAACACAGTTTTAGGCAGTACCGGATATTTTTGGGATGCTAGTATTAGAAAATTTAGTTCAACTTTTGGAGGCGTTAATACAATTACAACAACATCGCCAAATAAATGGCTTGATTTAAATATTGCTTTAAATGATACTGATTTAAACGTTGGCTCTGATACAACTGCAACAATAAAATTTACTATTTACAATACACAATGTTCAGACGCTGATTATGATACAACGTATTATGACAATATGCAAATATTAGAATCTAAAACGTCAGTAGACCAATCAGACCAAACCTTTATTTCTAAACTTACTAATGTAGGCGTAAATACTAACATTAAAAAAGTTAATAGAATACCTGACCAAAAAGCGGGATATTATAGAACTAGAGAGGCAAATCCTTCGGGTACTTTTAAACCAAATAGTATTGATTTAATGACTGTTTTAGGTAGAAATATAGCAAACGATTACAGAAATTTTGTTACAAGATATACCGGAACTTTTAGAAATTTAAAAAGAGAGCCGATGTCTATTCATAATAAACTATGGTGTTACTTTTCAACAGATGAGTTTGATCCACAAACTACAATAATTGACGGCCTTACTTATAACGTAAAAAATGCAGAGTTTAAAGTTGTATCACATTTACCAAACAATGATGACGATACGCCAACAACTAGCATAATAAATTAAACTTTTTTCTTTTGTTTTGTTTGTCAGCCGTCGTTTAACAACTTTGTTATTCGGCGGTTTTTTTAAAAATAATTTTTTTATTTGAAAGTTTTTTTTTATTTTTGCTAATAATAAAACGAAAAGAAATATGTTTGAAAACAACTTTAAAGCCGAAATGAAACGGCTAAATTTAAAACGTTATGATGTTTGCCAATTGCTAAATTGCACAATGCCAACATTAAAATCACGTTTACAAAATCCGAAATCCTTTACAATTAATGAAGTGGCAATATTACAAGGCGCTGAATTTAATTTGAATGGAATAGAATTAACCTTAAATTTTTAAATTTTATGAAAACATTTAAAGAAATTCAACAAGAATTAAAAAAAGAAATACCCTATAAATGGAGGGTGCAAAGTTTTAGTAAACAAAAACCTCAAGCAACTTGTGTTGCTTACATTGATAGCAGAGATGTTCAAGATGTTCTTGATAAATACTGTAATTGGTCGGATAGATATTATTCTGTTAATGGAATGCTTTTTTGTGAAATTACAATTTACGCTGATGGTATTGAATATAAAAGATCTGATGCCGGAAGTGAAAGCAATGTTGAAGCACAAAAAGGTCAAAGTTCAGACGCTTTTAAAAGGGCGGCAGTTAAATTTGGAATTGGTAGATTTTTATATTCTAAAAAAATGGTTTACTTGAAAGCGGATGCAGTAAAAACCTCAAATAATTATCCAAATGTAGTTGATGACAATGGCAAAAAGGTTTGGGATATTACTAAACACATAAACCAATCAGCTAACCAATCAGCTAACCAACCAACTACAAAAGCGCCAACAGACGACAGACAATGGCTAACTGAATCACAACTAAACGCAACTTTAAAGGCAACAAAAGACCAAGCGCAAAATGTTTTAGAATCGTTTAGAATGAAAAAAGTTTATAAAGAACAAATAGTAAATAAGTTTAATTTAAAATAGTAAAACAATGAGTAAAGAGACAATCTACTGCGGAGGCGGTAAGCAAGTAAAAGGAGAGTACGGAACTTTTAGAGCCGTAACAATTAATCTGTC